GTTTGATGAGTTTGTAGAACTTAGGCGACACATGCAAGACACGGCCAGCTGTTGGGACAAGAGCGTCAGTGAGCTTAACCTGACCATCAAGGACAGCCTCATAAGCATTCTCTTTAGTCACAGCTGCTGTTGCAATGTGATCAGGTGCTGCACCAGCTACGATTGTTGCAAAACGGTAAGTGTCAACTTCAGGGATAACAACTTCTGACAACTGACGTGCAAGGGCTTTTCCAGCTTCCATAACACCATTAGTATCCTGTTCAGATTTCTTGTCAATCGTGAATGTGAAAGAGCGGTCTTTCTTCATTGTCATAGTTTGAACTGTATTTCCAAGTTCCTCAGCGTCACCGTAACGGTTTTGCCCATTTGTCTTGTAGTCATTCATTCCTGATGTTGGGATAGAGTAGACCTTGACTGTGTCAACTCCAAGAAAATCAAAATCTTGATTAACAATGCCAGTAGACAGGGCCTCTTTAGCAAAGCGCTCATCTACTTTTTCAGCGAATTTAGCTGCGTAATTTACTACCATGTGTAATATTCCTCTTTTCTTTATTTTTGGTTTTATACGCTATCAAAGCCTGCAAATAGGGCTTTGTCCTCTGCGCTTAGATGATCGTATCCAGTTTCTGCTGGTGGATTTCCGTGCACAGAGATATTAGGGTTAGGCTGCTTGTCCTCGGCTTGGAATAGGTAAGGGCTTGACTCTTTGAGTGAGTTGATTGTGTCCTCTAATTGAGGTTTTCCATCTTCCCCTAGCTCGATTTTGCCTAGGTCAATGAATTTCATCAAGTCCTCTGAGTTGTAAGCTCCTACGTCTTTCAAAGCAAGGGCTACAGCGTTTGTTTTAGTGATCTGAGCAAGGTTTGCCTCACTATCCAACTTGTACTGCTCAAATTGGGCCTTTAGGTCTTCAAGCTGTTGTTTGCTTTCAGCACTAGCTCCCTCTTTGGCCTGTAGATCATTGATAGCTTGGGTTTGTTGCTCAAGCTGTTGTTTTAATGTGTCGTTTTCGGCTTGCAGTTCAGACTTAGCCTGTGATTTTGCGTTTTCAATACCTGCACCGTACGCTTGCATGATATTGTCAATCACTGACTTATCCTCGATACCTGCCTCAACTAACATTTCACGTTTAAGACTCATGTCTTAACTCCTCCTTTTTTACGTCACATGGACAAATTAAGACAGTTTTACGCCATGCTCCAGGGCAAAAGAAAAAACCTGATGGACTTCCATAGGTTTATAGTGGTTTATAGAAATTTATTGCATGAAAAAAGCGCCTAGAATGTACTAAGCGCTATGTTTTACTAACTGTTTTGCTTTGTTGTAGTAAGGTGTTAGGAAATTGATAAATCCTTGCTTATCACTTGGGTCATGTTCCTCTAGAAACATCATCAGCTCAAAGTCATTGAGAGCGTCAAACATTTCAGGGTTTTCATTGTCCCAAGCCTCAGCAAAATACTCATCTTCTCCAAAAAGGGAGTTAAACTTAAAGGAGAAATCCCAAAAATTATCAATCTGACCACTGATCGCTTGTTCTAGCATATCTAATACTTGTTGACTGTATTTCATAATGGTTTAAATCCTTTCAGTTTTTTACGTTTCATCATAGTTACTACAACATCTGTATCAGGCTCAGTGATGTAGAGGATACCGTTATAGTACCTTGCAAGTCTACCGCCCTGCTCTGATACATAATTAGGAGGTAGAGAAAAAGCTGCCTTTACTGTTTCATAATTGTAGGTAAACGTGCCGTCTTTGCGCCTCATACGTTCTATGTAGCGTGCTATTGCATGATCTCCAAACACTATACCGTCATTCTTGAAATTAAAGTAAGCCTCTACCGCCTGTTGTTTCTGCTTGTCTGACAGTTTCTCTTGAATGTCCCCCTTGAAATAATTGACAATCCTATTATCATACCTCAAGGAGTCTTTTTCTGATCGACTCAACGACTTGAAATCACTATAAGACTTGGGTGCTTTATTTCCCAAATTTTGTAGTATTTCAGAATACTCCTTTTTAGAGCGTTTGTCAATAGTTTTGTATAGTTTTTTTACAGTGTCGTCATTATAGTAGTATTTCTCTCTAGCATAATCACGATGTAGGAAAGAGTGTTGTTTGAGATAATCTCTCATGGCTCCCTGTTTGATCCTAACCTTGCTTTTATACTTGTCTATCAGCTCCTGGTCACCTAGTTTCTCTGCCACATGCAAAAGCTCCTTAGATTTCCTGATAGACCTCTCTAGGGCTCTCTGCTTAGCCTGTACGTTTGCATTTTCTATAGCCTGCTCAGGTGTTAGGTCTTTCAAATAATCAGGCAAATCAGGCTTGTAGTTAACTCCTGGGATGTATGGTGTCATCTCATGAGTGCAATTTATCCCCTGACAGCCAGCAGGATGACCGTAGCCATAATCAGCTAAAGCTAGGACACGCTCTCCATTTACTTCTCTAGCAACCCCAGTAGTTACTATCTGATGTTGCAGAGGGGCACACATCTCTCTTGCTGTGGCCTTTTTGTGATAGTAAAAGGTATCTATCCCCAACTCCTCAGCTGGAGCCATTCTGACCTCACGATAGACACGCCAAGCCGTCGATTTGATGACTTGCCTAGCGTAAGTGTCAGCTTTCCAGTGTTTTCCTTGGCTATCTGTAAAGCCATAAAAACCCTTTTCAGCCCATTTCATGACTGTATCAGAGATTGCTTTATCTGATGTAGTGAGTCCTGTGACAACCTTAGCCACGCTCTCCTGGATTATGGACTGATAAACCTTTCTGACACTCATTGGTAGAGTGGTATTGATGAGGTTGTCTATATCTCCCATGGCCTGATTGACATAAGCAGCCAGATTGGTCTGAATGAGTGAGTTACCAGCAAAACCACCTCCACCAGTTGCCTCTAAAAGCTGTTGTTTGGTGTCTTTATAGATTTTGTAACCCTCATTTTGGATAACATGCCTAAGTTGCTCCTCAGCAATACCTGAACGGTCAGAAATGAGCTTGACATTGTCCTCATTGAGTAGGCCCATCTCATTCATTTTCTCAAGTTGCCAAATATAAGGGTTATCATCAAGGCTAGCAGAGCCGCGCTCTTTGAGACGATCTATTACCTGGTCAAAAAGGTCAAGAGTTAGCTGATGATAGATGTCTGCAACCTGACTAGCGTCAAGCATTAGCTGCTCATCATTTAGCTTGATTGGTTTCTTCTTGTCATCAGCCATCTAATCACTCTCCGTAAACTTCTACATCCTCAAGACTGCGCTCTCCACTAGCCTCATCAATAGCATTGCCACTGATTTCAGCTTTGATTTTTTTAGCTTTTTCAGGAGTCACATTCAAAACTTTCTCAATAGCCATGACATCCGTAGCAAAACCAGCATTTACAACCTTAACCCAGTAGTCCAGCTCAGCATTTCGGTCTGTAAAAACTCCATCATCAAGGTTAATGCTGATTTTCTCTATTTCAGGGATGTTTCCCTTATAGAGACTGTAGGCTTTGCCTAACTCTAACATTGAGATAATGAGTTCTTTCAAAGACTGCTCTACTAAGCTGACAATGCTGTTTCTCATCTGATAAGTGTCAGAGTTCTCTGATACAACCTCAGTAGCTGTTTTCAAGCTCTTACCGTCAAATGTAAAAGTTCCAGAAGATACTCCTATCTGCATTTCAAAAATTGCCAGGATCTTATTGATAGCCTTAATGTAGTCATCCGATCGGATAGGCGTTGTAAGGTCGGTAATACCTACCCCCTTGTCCATATCTCCTGAGTCAATCTGTTCATAGACGTTACGTCCAGCCTCAAACTCACGCTTGACTGTGACATTCTCGCCCTCCTGATTGTACTCAACTTTAATCATCTGACTAGGGACGGCCACTCTACGCTGACCCATCTTAATCTCCCACATAAATTCGTCATAGGTTGTATTAAGAAAGTCCATTGTAGTCTTGGCATTGTCAAAGATAGACAGCCCAAGAGCTGAGTTAATATCTTTGTTGTTCATGCCTGGAGTCTTCAAGTAAGTAAAGAGTGGGCGACTCAAGCCGTTCAGGTCTACCACTTCCTCAAGATCCTCATAGAGGTCTGATAGAGGAACCCTAGCGCCTACAATATTCTGATTATCAGACTTGTAGAGCTCGTTAGTGACTGTGTACTTGTCATCCTTGCCCCATTCGTGCAGTTCAATCAGTGTGTAAAACTTCTGCTTGTTACCCTCTGACTTGATTGTCTTAGTGATAATAGCAGCGCTAGAGACGTCCTGTGTGTTACTTTGTAGAGGCAAAAAGACAGGCGCTTGAATGAAAGAGACTCTTATCCTGTCTCTGTCAACGTATGGCCTCATAGCCAATCCACCAAGCGCCAAACCACTTTCCAGGTAACGCTCAAAATTCTTGACAAATCTGTCATCTTGTAGCTGTTTCTGAATGAATTTATTAGCGTCTTTGTCATCCAGCTTGATTTCAGCCTGTTCATTAAACACTAGGCTTGCAATCTTCTTGGCTGCTGTACGTCCAATAGGCAGATGGTTGAAAGCTCGCTTTTGAGGCGTGCCGTTGCTGTCAATGTACTCAATCTGTGGATAATGTCCTGCATAATACTTGAGATTTTCCCTAATACGGTCATACTCTGTGGATGACACCGCTATTTTAGGGTGATCAGTGATATTCGTTAAGTTCTGTGTTGTCATCACATACTTGCTCCTTGTGAAAAAATTCTTGATAGTCTTTACTATTCCCATTGTTAGCTCCTTTAGGCTTTTAGTCTTAGCTCTCTAGCGTTGTCTAGGACAAAATACTTGAACTCGTCTACCGTGTGGTCATCTTCCTTGATGACTTTGGGGTCATCTGTGTTGAGTGACTTGTCATCATATCGGTACATCTTATGCTCCTCTACAAAGACCCTGTTATTAGGGATGTCAAGGTAGTAGAAACGCCCCTCAGCTAGTAGACTGATAACCATATCAATCATAGTCTGATTTTTCTTTTTGACCACAGGGTGCCAGCGCTCACCATAGTCTTTGAAATACTGGTTACGCAAAGCCCCCTCAGCGCTATCAATGGTCATCTTGAGCTTTGGTACTCTGTAGGTCTTCATGACCTTGTCTATAAAGTCATGGATCATAACAGAGAGCTCACTAGGTGCCTTTTTGATGGTCTTGCCAGCTGGGCTGTAGTAAAACGTATCAAGCAAGATAACATTACCCTTGGCAGTGAGGCCATAAGCTCCACAGGCCGTCGCTGACTGTTGGTGTCCTGTATCTAGGGCAAATGATATACCTATCACTTTGTCATCATCAGGGAGGCTTTCTAGTGGCTTAAAATAGCTCATGTTATAAACATGATTACCTAAACCGATTACCTCGCCTAGATACATCCAACGATAGTAGTCAGGATCTGTCTCCTTGTAGCGTTCTATCT